GGGCGACTCCGAAGGCTGCATCGTCACGGGGGATTCGCTGCTGCTGATGGCGGACATGCCGGACGGGTGCGTGGATGCGGTGGTGACGGACCCGCCGTATGCCATACCAACGGTTGTTGCGCAAGGGCGGAAGATTACACGCAACGTCGGCGATCTCAGTATTGTTGAGGCCGGACTGCGGGTGTATTTGAGAACGTGCGTGCGTGTAGCTGGCGAAGACGGACGACTCTTTGTGTTCTGTGACGGGACATCGTACCCCGTCGTATTCCGCTGCCTCTACTCGAAAGCCGTGCTGGCCCTATTGGTCTGGAACAAAGGGCGCATCGGCATGGGACGGGAGTTTCGCAAGTCGCATGAGTTGATTTGCCACGCATGGCAACCACAAACCCCGATCTATGCTGACGGAATCGGACGGCCCGACGTGTTGCTGTGCCCGCCGCTGGGGGATGATCGGGTACATCCAGCCCAGAAGCCGGTGTTGCTCGTGGAGAAGCTACTTCCCGTTTGCGGCGACATCATCCTCGACCCCTTCTGCGGTTCCGGCACCACCTGCGTGGCGGCGAAGAAGCTCGGGCGGCGGTGGATTGGCATTGAGATTGACGAGAAGTACGCGGACATTGCCCGCAACCGCGTGGCCGGGACGCCGCGGCCGCTGTTCGCCGAAGCCACGGAAAGCAAGCCTGAAACGAAGCAACTATTCTAACTACCTTACAAATCGGCAGTTCTTACGAATGGCAAGGTCTATAACCGTGACGCCGAAACAACAACTAGCCGATGCCGGTTTGACAGAGCGGCAGACGGAATGCCTTGCCATGTACTACTTTGACGGCCTGACGCAACGAGAGATTGCGACCCGGCTGGGCGTAGTCAAGATGACGGTGTGCGAACACATCGCCGCCGCCCGCAAGAAGCTCGCCGCCGCCGGCATGAAAGCCTCGCGGCTGGAAATGTCCGCCTGGCCTCAGATCCACAGCATGGACCCCGGCCAGATAGACCGCCTCGGCCCCGCGGACGTTCGGGGCGTTTGGTAGCCTGAGCCTGAGCCTGAACCCCTGCCAGACGGGGTACGTAGGGCTCGCCCGCCGGTTTGCGGTTTGCCCGGCACGAAGCGCAAGCCGCGCCCCAACTCGACGTGCCGCGCCCGGAACCCCATCCGTCTCCCCCCGGTGCCGGGCCGGCGGTCGAGTGCTGCGAGGAGGAGGAGGCATGATGCTCGGCGCCTTGCCCCCAACGCCGGCCGGCTGGGTTGCCTGGGCTCTGGTGGCCCTGGTGCTGAGCCTGTTCCTGGCGACCATGCGAGACAAGAACCGGCGGTGAACGGCATGATACAGAGACCAGCGGAAATCATTATGGCGGGTGTCTTCGGAGTCCACGCCGCGGGTGCCGCGTCGAAGGATGCGTGGGGCTGTGCTATCGTCTGTGGCGTTCTGTGCCTGCTGATGGCTGTTCCGATCGGCTGGTTGCGCCGGCCCAGATGAACGGCGAGGCCGGCAAGGGCGACGGCAACCGCACAAGCGATTGGCGGGCGTACTGGGCGGAACACGAGCGAATCTATGGGTATAACAGGTTGAAAACAGGTGAGCGAATTTCCCAACAAGGCAACACAGTTTCAGCCCGGCCAGAGCGGCAATCCCGCCGGCCGGCCGAAGGAACGTCCGCTGAGGGATGCCCTTAAGGCGCTGCTGGAGGCTGGCGACGGCCAGAAGATCAAGGAACTAGCCAAAATTGGGTTGGAGGCGGCCACGGGCGGGGATTTCCGGTTCTGGAAAGAAGTCTTCGACCGCATCGACGGCAAGGTGATCGACGCGTTGGACGTGACCACGGGCGGGGAGTCGGTCAACGACCCGCTGGAGCCACTGCGGAAGTTGTCGCCGGAACTACGCAAGCGGGTGTTGGAAGAGCTTGGAGCCCCCCCGGATGACTGACAAACAAGCAGCGAAGTTCTGCCAGTGGTGCCAAGACACCCTCGGGCTGAGTGACTGGTCTGTGGAGCTCTGTTTGCAAGACGATCCGCCGTCGTGGACTAGCGCGAGCGATGGGCAGGTAGGGGCGTGCGGCAGAAACCGCCCGTACAAGAGGGCCACCATCTGGGTATCGCGTGCCCGGTGCACGGCAGACGGCTCTTGCCCGCTATCGACGATTGCCCACGAAATGATGCACGTCGCCGCCTCCGATACTGGCATCGAGGGCGACGATTCAGGTAGTGAGGCCTATGAGTTCCTGTGGAACAAGGTGGGCGACCTACTCGCCGCGGCGTACAAGGCGAAGGTCAGGCTGCCCGCCTGACGGGATGGGCGACCAGCGATGACGAGGCAGGAGCTCTGGTACTACATCGTCACGCAGTTCGGCGTATCGCTCCCGCACAAGGTCTTCACGCCCGGCCACAGTAGCCCGTTCGCATTCGTCGCCGACGCGTTCTTCCACCCCGGCAAGGACGTGGCCGCCTGGGCCAACCGATCGGGTATCAAGACGCTGGGTGCGTCGATCCTGGCCGCACTCGAATTCCGGTTCACTCAGGGCCTGCAAGGGCGGGTGCTCGCGGGCTCGGAGGCCCAGGCAAAGTTCTTGTACGCCTACTGGCAGGAATGGTGCGGCGGCCTACTGGCCGATTGCCTCAATGGCTCCGTAACGCAACATCTAACCCGCGTGAATGGCGGGAAGTTCTCCATTCTCGCCGCCTCGCAGAAGCAGGTCCGCGGGCCGAAGGTCCATCGGCTGTACGAAGACGAACTCGACGAGATCCCGCCGGATATCGACCGCAGCGCCGCGGGCATGATCGCCAGCCGCGGCGGTATACCCGGCCGCACGGTCTATACCTCGACCTGGCAGTACGCGAACGGCCCGATGGCGAAGCTGGTCGAGTCCTGCCCGGAAAACGGCGTTACGCTGCACAAGTGGAATCTGTGGGAATCGCTGGAGCAATGCCCGCAAGAGCGGCACGACGGCGGCAAGAACTGTGAGGACTGCCCCCTGGGGCCCGTGTGTCTGGCCAAGGCGCGTGAGTACCACCTCGACCCGGAATGGCCCGTTGGGATCGCGGCCGAGACGTGCGGACTGTACACGATTGACGATGCGATCAAGTCGTACCGCAAGGTCGGCACACTCATGTGGGACGCCGAGTACGAGTGCAAGCGGCCGTCGATCGAGGGCCTTGTCTACCCGATGTTCGACGCGGACACGCATCGCTGCGATACCCCGCCCGCGGATCTGAAGATTTACCGGGCGATCGACTGGGGGCTGAACGTCTTCGTCTGTCTGTGGATTGGCCTTGACAAGAACGGCACGGCCTACCTGCTGGACACGTACCGATCAGAGCGGGCGACGATCCCGCAGCACGCGAAGTACATTCTCGCCCACAAGCTGAAGGACGCGAGGGCCACCTACTGCGATCCGGCGGGCCGGAACCAGAACGACCAAACCGGCAAGAGCGACGTTCAGGTATTCGGCGGGCTAGGTATTGAATGTAGTTTCAAACTCAGCAAGAAGCTGCGCGAGGTCCACAACGGGCTCCAGATGGTCAGGAACGCCCTACAGCCGGCGAGCGGCTCGCCGCGGCTTTTCTACGTGCCCAGCCCGGCCAACCGAACATTCGTCAAGGCGATGCAGTCCTATTGCAATCGCAAGGTGAACAGTATCTGGATCGACGAGCCGCAGGACCCCCAGGAGTATGAGCATATTCCCGACGCACTGAGATACTACTTCGTGAATCGCTCTGTCTCGCAGGGCATTGTCGCCCGGCGTATCGGGGCAGGGTAAGGAGAGTGGCATGGATGTCCACGACCTATTAGCGACGCGGGTGGGCGAGTTGCTTTCATCGCTCACAGCGTATTGTAGTGCAGCAGCCGCGGAGAACTCCGGCAAGGTCCCCGACGCTAGCGACCCTCCCGAAGACCCCGACTTCTTCCGGGAGCGGCAGGAGGAAATCGCCTCTGCGCTGCGCGGGATCTGGCGAATACTGGCGGGCGGCCACACGTGCGCGTCGTGCCGATGGTGGCGCAAAGACGAGGATTGCAATGTCGATGGTCCCGGCGTGAACTACCCTGAATACTACCGCCGCTGCTACTGTCCTGGCCGTGATCGGAATGCTGGCCCCGCTGGCATGGTGGCTGGTAGCGAGTCGGATGATAGCGACTGGCGGCGGGGTGGCTATGACGCCGCGAGCGTGTTCACGGGCCCGGCTTTCTCGTGTCCCCAGCACAAGCAGTGGGGCGCGGAGGGCGAGTAGCTGATGGCACGCACGCTGATTATCTCGGCGCCCCGTAGCGGCACGACGTTCATTGCCGAAGTACTTCAGGCCGTGGGCCTGGACATCCCGCATGAATGCCACGGGGAAGACGGCGCGGTCGGTTGGGAATACGCGGTGGATCGCGAGCGCACCAACTGGGGCGGTAAGCGGAGCGATCGGCCATTCGGCGCCGCATTCCATCAGACGCGCGAGCCATTGGCGACGATCACTAGTTTGCAGACGACGTGGGATTGCACGTGGGACTGGATTGGCGAGTCGCTGCCGCTGCCGGACGATCTGCTCCGCCGGTGCATGGCGACGTACGTCGGTTGGCATCGCCTGTGTGACGGCGTCGCGCCCCAACAGTACCGTGTCGAAGACGTGCGCAACGGGACGAAAACATGGGTGCGCCTGTGCGAGTGGCTGGGCCTGCCAGCGGGCACACGATGCCCGGACGTGCCGGCGGATACCAATACGAGAGAGCACAGCACATTGACGTGGGCGGACTTGGCGAACGCAGACTGGGCCCTGGCCGGTGAAGTTCGCCTGGCCGCCAGCCACTACGGCTATGCGCGAGGTGAGGGATAGATGGCTGCCGACGAACCGACCACTACCGATTTCGACCCGTCTCAGACGGGGGCGAACTACAACACACTCCTCGAGTCGTGGGAACTGTGCAGGGATTTCGCGGAAATGCACCTGTCGATTCTGCGGGACGGTACGTACCTCGACAAGTTCGGCCACAACGAGGCAACGGGCGAGGCAACCGCTCCGTACGCATGGCGCAAGCAAGCGTCGCTGGCGATGGACCACTGCGCGGACCTGATTGGCCTCCGCGTCGATAACATATTCCGGACACCGCCCGTACGCAAATACGAGGATTCGCCGCATGAGGCGTTCATCAACGAATTCTTGCGCGACGTGGACGGCGGCGGTACGGGTATGACGGAGTTCATGCGGCGGCATTTGCCGCAATACTACGCGCTCGGCGTCGATTTCGTAGTGGACAAGGAGGCGCCCAAAGACGCGACACCGGCAACGCTGGCCCAGGAGCGCGAGTTGGGCCTACTGCCCTACGTGCATGCCTTCACGCCGCTGGAGCGCGTGGACTGGGCGTGCGATCACGCGGGCAAGTACCTCTGGGCCCGATACGACCTGGGCCTGGTGCCCGCGGCCGACGAACAGGAAGACGCCGCGGGTTCGCACCTGTACTTGACGATGATGCCTAACATGTGGCGGCTGTATACGGTCAACAGCGACGACGACTCGCCGACAACGGTTCAGACCGGTACGCACGCGCTGGGCCAGTGCCCGGTAGTCTCGTTCTACTTCAAGACGAGTATGCGGTCGGATTATCCCCAGGTCCCCATTTCGCTACTGACGCGGATCGCGCCTATCGCACGGTACTTGCTGAACCTGGTGAGCGAGATCGAGGTCGACATACACCGCAACGTCGCGTTCCTAGTAGCGACTGGCGTGGAAGCGGACAAGATCCCGACCGAGATCACACCTATGAGTTGCTGGGCTCTGCCGGACGGGGCGGAGATCCAGGATGTGTCCGGCGCGGTAGGGCACATCACAGCCAAGGTCGCGTTCGCCCAGACGCTGATGGAGACGATCCTTCGCATCGGCAAGCTGACCGGCGCTACGGGCGACCTCAAGACGCGGGCGGCGTCCGGTGTGCAAGTCGCGGTCGAACGGACCGATCTTGATAACGAAATGCGAATGACGGCCGCCCAGGCCGAACAGGTCGAGACGGACCTTGTGTGGATGGCGGTTTGCCGGCACACGGGCAAGCGAATCGGGAAAGACGAACTCGGCTTCACCGTCCAGTACAACACGAAATATGTACTCACCGCCGTGGGCGAACTGATTGCCCAGGCGAAAGAATTTGTCGGGTTGGGCGTGGAAGGCGAAGTGCCGACCATGCTGCGAATCCTGCTGCGGAAGGTGCTGGACGCGACGGCAAACGAAGACGCCCAGGAATACGTCAACGCGCTGGCCGAGTTGGAGGCGGCGGTCTTCGATTCGCTGGCCGGGCCGCTGCCGGCGTTCGGCGAGGATGCGGAGGGAGACGAGGAGGCGGAGGCCCCAACGGAGGACCCTTCGGGGGATGAGTTGGAATTGGACGAAGACGAACTCTGAATAGCGCCCCTGGCGCGAGGAGGTAGCAATGGCTGTTGACCCCCACAAACCTGCTCTCAAGATTGCCGACAAGGACAACGGGCGTGGCCCGGTTGTCATCGACACGAACTTCGGCAAGCTCCGCGACCATATCGAAATGGACGACGTATCGCTGCCGGACAAGCTGCGGATACAGATTCCGCTGATACGCGTGCTCCTGGGGGTGGCAGAGAAGCAGGCCACCGGCCTCGGCCTGGCCGAAGAGCTCGGCATCAAGGCGGACTGACGAGGTAGCGCGTGCCAACCCAGATCCGCCAAGCCGTTTCCGTGCTTCGCCCGTTCCTGTCCGGAACGCAATGGCGCGGCCGACTCGACCGGCTCATTGGCGCGTATGCCACCGGGCACCTGTTCAGTGTGTGGCGAACGTCGCGGGGCGGTTTCCGAACTACCAAACGCCACCGCGAGCACGGCGAGAAGCTGTTGGACGCGATCACCGCGGAGATCGTCAAGCGCGACCTGCCGGAAGCATGGCGGGCTGGTAGTGACTCGGCTAAGCCGATCCTCCGCGGGCTGGTCGGGCGGACGGGCAAACTGGAGTCGCTGGCCGACGCGGCACGGGCCCTGCACCTGACCGGCGCCGTTGCCAAGAACGCACGGCGTGAGCTGGCCTCGATTCGGGCCGCGTTTGCCGCGGAGCTGAAGACCTCCGGCAAGATGCTATCGGGCGAGGTCGAGGCGGCATTCGCCCGCGGGGCCCGCGACCATCAGGGCCGGCGTGCCCTGGCGGAAGACCTACTGGAGTCAGAGCGGGGTGCCCGCAAGCAACTGTCGCAGGCATACCGCGAGGTCAGATCGACCGGCAAGGGTCTACAGCAGGCAGAGCGCACGGGCACGGACGCCGAGATCAAGGCCGCTCGCACAGCGTACAACGTGGCCAACCGCAAGCCGGGGCTGGTCAAGACGCTGCTGGCCCGATTCGAGACGCGAGTACAGGGCCACGCGCGGGACGCGATCCGCCAGGCGGCACAGGCCAGTCAGACGGCCGCATTCAAGCAGGCGGGTTTCAAGACCGCGACGTGGGTGGCGGTCAACGGTAGCGATTCCTGCCCGTCCTGCGATAGCCGCCACGGCACTACGAAGTCATTCAAGGATTGGTGGGGCGACGGGCCGGGCGACGGCGGGACAATTTGTGGTGCGTCTTGCATGTGTCAGTTGGTCCCGGAAGAGTTCGCCGCCACGCGGCAGGGCCTCGACAAGCCGGTGCGCCTGGACGGCGGCGGCGGCCGGAAGCCCAAGGCACCCGCGCCGGCCGAGACGATAGCACCGAATGCCTAGCCGACTGATGTCTTGCCTTCAGTGCCGCCACGCCCACGATTCTTTGCAGTCGTGTGCGGCGTTCCCGGCGGGTATCCCGTTTGACGTGGCCGCGGGCTTCCATTCGCACGAGACGGCCATTCCCGGCGACAACGGCATTCGCTTCGAGCCGGCCGCTGATACACGGGAGGCGGACAATGGATAACGACAGCATCGCGTGCCCAGCCTGCGGGGCAGACATGGACCCCCTGGGCTGCGAGAAGACCACGGCGTGCCCTGACTGCGGTTGCGAATGGGCGTGGGCTGACAGCATGGAAGGCTTGCGAGAAGTGGAGGGAGGCGACGACACCTATCTGGATCGATAACCCCCCTCCCGCACAGTAACACCCGCACTGCTACAGCCCCGGTTTTCTGAGAACGCGCGATTGCGCCCAACTGGTTAACGATTACCTCACGATTACCTCACGATTGCCTTCGCATAGGTGCGGGTTCGATTCCCGCGCGCCACTGTAGGCAAAGGACCGGAGGCGGATGCGCCGACGCAGCCCTTGCCGGCTGCTATATCTTGCTTGTACTGCCGCATCCCGGCAGTTCAGCCAAGACGCCGGCGGGGCTGAGTGAGAGTCCGGCTTTATAGCCAACATCGTCCAGGGATACGCGAGTGGTGGAAGCAGCCCGCGAAGTGGTGACGTCTACACAAGCCTTTTGCGATGGCTATCGCGGATAACCTGGCGGAGAGACACCAGTTAGCAATGACGTCAAGACGCTCTGTGTGCCGCGTCCAGCCGGCTTGCGTGAACAGGCCTAAGCGGCGGCACACAATACAGATGGGCGGCGCTGGATAGACGCCCTACGCGGAGACGGGTTGCCCCCGTTCCCGCTGGCACGCAACGCACAGAGCACCCTCGCCGCGCCCTACCAGGAGGAAGGGCACGGCAACAGACCCTTTCCCGCCCATTGGGGGCGGACCTGCTGCTGACGGACGCCAGCCGGCGCCGCCCGCGGCTCAGACCATACGGCGAAGCCTCGCCACGAACGGAAGGCCAGGAGGCCACACCATCATGTTTCACGATGAATTCTCACGCCCGTTTTCTGTAGTTCCCTCGCACGCCCGATGCTTCGCCGAGGAAGACTCCGACGCCGGGGGCGACCCTGGTGCCGACCCGGACCCGGACGACAAGGACTGGAAGACGGAATACGGCAATGAGGCGGTGCAGTCCAGGAAGTACAGACTCCGAGCGCAGCAGGCGGAAAAGGATTTGGCAGACGCCAGGGCCAACGCCGTCAGCCAAGAGGACCTGGACGAACTGACGCGGCTGCAAGCGGCTGAGGCCGAACGCACGGCTGCGGAAGAGGAAGCCGAGCGGGCCCGGCAGGCCAAAGCCGGCGAGTTCGATGCACTGGCAAAGGCGGCCGAGGACAAGCACAGCCAGGTTCTTGAGCAAAAGGACAAAAAGCACACCGAGGCTCTTGCCGATCGGGACGCCCAAATCGCAGGCCAGGCCGCGGCGCTGCAGCGCGCTACGGCGGAAGCGCAGTTGGTAGCCGAGCTTGCCAAACAGGGCTGTGAAGATCCGCAGGAGGCCGCGTTCCTTATCTTCAATCGCCACGAGGTTTTTCCGCAGGCTGTGATCGGCGATGACCACAAAGTCACGGTGCAAATTGTGGACCGCGACGGTAACGAGGTCATCGACAAAGAGGCGGACGGCGAGTTCCTGGGAATGGATGGATGTGTTCGTGGGTTCCTTGGTACGACAACGGGCCAGCGGTTCCTGCCACCGTCCGGCGATACCGGCAGTGGTTCCCACCGCGGCGCGCCCGGGGGCCCGCTCGCGGGCATCACGCAAGCTGTACTTCTGGCAGATCCAGACAAGCATGTGAACTTTCTCGAAAAACATGGGGCCGACGCCTTTGGCAAGTTGCCCCGGAAATAGTAGAGCCAACGGAGGAAAAGAACCTTGGCAATTTCACTGTACACCGACGGAACCGTTCCGGAGCTCCTGCAACAGCATCAGTGGGCGGGCCTCGCGGAGAAGCTAGACGTTTTCAACGCCAATACCAGCGGCGGAATTGTCCTGTCGAGCAACCCGGCGGAGCAGTCGGTGCTGGGCGGCCACTATCGGCAGACCACGCGACCGAAGACGATTGCGAGCCTCGATGCGAGAGTGGATGTGACTGCGACGGTTGATCTCACTCCGCTGAAACTGGAGACCACCGAGGGCTCCAGTGTGATTCAGACTCGCACGCTCGGGCCGGTGGATGTCGCGGACGATTTCCACAAGCGCACGAAGATGACTCGCGCGGAGGTTGTCACCAACATCGGTGACCAGTTTGGCCAGGCACAACTGCAGGCGCTGCGCAATAACGCGATTGCCGCTCTGGTTGCGGCTGCGCAGAACGTCGACTCTGGTTCGCATGTGCTCGATGAGGCGAGGGCCAAGACTTCGGGCGCCAAGGTGACCATGACGGCCACCTATGCAGAGAATATGTTCCAACTGATGCGAGACGCTCGCGACCAGATGGTCTGCTGGGTGATGCCGTCGTTCGTGTTCACAAGCCTGCGCACGAACAACCTGGCGACGTATACGGCGAACGCGATCTCGGAGAAACTCCTCGAACAGAAGGCCGTGTACGAGTTCATGGGCCTGCCGATTCTCGTCGTGGACGCGCCCGCGCTTACCTCGGAGCTGACCTCCAGCTACTACACGGAGTACGGCGTGCTGCTGCTGGGCCGGGATGCGCTGACCGCGCGTATCATAGACGAGATGGCCACCGAGGTCGACCGCAACATCAAGGCGCCGTCGCCGGCCAGTACGTTCCGCGGGCAGTATTATGTGGACTGGGCGATTCGCGGGGCGCAGTGGGACCGCTCGGGCGGCGGCATTAACCCGACCGATGCGACCCTCGCCACCTCCAGCAACTGGGACGACGACTGCGAGGACCATCGGGAGTTCCCCGTGGTCTACGGCATCTTCAACGGCTGATCCACAATGCGACGAA